TGAAAGAGAAATAAAACATGGCACGCCTACAAGCTCTAAAACAACAACGATTTTTAGAATCCTCAGCTTCTCCTATTAGCTCTGCACAAGCTGAAGGATCTGATGGCGTGCCGAAATTTCACCCTTTGAAGAGTTCTGGGCCTGTGTTCAAAGCATCAAGTATGATACATTCTCTTCGTGTGAAAAAACCCACGATGCCTCATTCTGTTAAGATGCCATCGATTCACATGCCAAAGATATGAGTACACGTATATCACCTGATTTCATAGCGGCTATTCAGTCGAAGCCTGATGGACCTAATGAAGTATTGTTTGAAGATGATTCTATTATCGTCAGGCGTCAGAATAAAATTGTAATGATTGAAGGTAAACCTATTAATCCTGTTTTCATATATCCCGAAGATTTAGAAGATTAATGGAAATCACTTATCGATTTGCTAATGCGGCTCAAGAACAGTTCTACTATTCCATTGCACGTAACCAACTCTTTTCGGGTGGTTTCAATAATGGTAAGACATGGGTAGGCGCTCTTAAGTCACAAGGACTACTTAATACTTTTACCAATTATCGTATGATTATCGCACGCCAAAAGTATACAGATCTTAAGCGCACAACGATGCAAACGTTTTTTAAGATGATGCCATCGGAACTTGTAGCGGGACATAACGAACAGGATGGTATCACACTATTGCGTAATTCTAGTCTTATCTATTGGTTGCATCTTGATAACGTTGATGAAAACACACTTCGCGGAATCGAACCTAATAGTATCCTTGTAGATCAGGCTGAAGAGACTGATGAGAAAGTTTATGATGTTCTTGATGCACGTTTAGGTAGATGGGATGGTGTTGTCGTGCCGCCTATTTTGCTTGAACAGCATGAACGTATTTATGGTAAAAAATGGCCTAAGAATCAGTTCGGGCGATTCATAGCTCCATCTTATCATATGTTGCTTTGTAACCCTGATAACGAATTTCACTATATCTATAGAAAGTACCACCCGGATAGTCCAGAGCGGGTGCCGGGATACTTTTATTGTGAGGGTGCTTGGCAGCGCGATTTAGGATCTGAAGAAACTTACGATCAGGCGCTAAGACACGATCCTGAGTGGATTGATAAATATGTATATGGTAAGTGGAGTTCTAGTAACTCTGCTATTCACTTTTTAAGAAAGGATTCGATCATTGAACCATCGGAAGAACTCTTGGATCGCATCCGTACAAAGGGGAATCTTTTTCGTGTTTTGGATCACGGTGATAGTTCTCCTACTTGTTGTTTATGGGTTGCTGCGATTGACGGAGTATATATTTTTTATCGTGAATACTACGTTGCTTCGAAAGTTATAAGCTATCATCGGCAGGCGATAAGCGACTTAAGCAAAGGGGAAGAATATAGTAACAACTATGCTGATCCCCAGATCTTTAAGAAAACGGCTCAAAAGCAGGGCGGCTTTTGGTCGGTGGCTGATGAATATAGAGACTCAGAACTTAAAGCCCCAGAGTTATTTTGGAACGCGGCTGATAATAATGAATTTGCTACGAGAAACAGAATCAACGAACTTCTGCTTCCCTCATCACGATTTAAGCATCCAATTATTAAAGAATCCCCAGCTCCCGGGATTTATTTTATTAGGGCGTCGATAGATTATCCTGAAGGCTGTAAAGAAGCTATCAGGCAAGTTGGAGCACAGCGTAAAAAGCTTTTAGGTACGGTTGATGGGAAATCAATTTATTCAGATGATAGAGACGAATCAATTGTGGATCATGCATACGATCCGGTTCGTTATTTTGTAGCAATGCACGGGACAAGTCCAGTGAAAAGTCAACGGCGGCCGCCTCGTAACTCTTTTGCGTATTTTAATAGTTTATTGAAAAGATCATTAGCACCAGTGCCGGGGAGTGTAGGTTAAAATGTCAACAGAAAATCCTCTTTGGTCCCCGTGGCAAACTCGTATTCATGCGGCTAATAAGTTTTATGGTGAGTGGGAAGGCCGCTATAAGTGTAAAATGTTGGAGGACTACTATCGTGGCTTCCAATGGAAACAAAGACGAGATTATCCTACTACTAATTACCTTCCTTATACAATTAACCTTTTTTACTCTACTATTAAAATTAAGTTGGCTTCTCTTCTCTTTCAGAAGCCTAAATACATTATAAGTCCAACTCCCGGCAACAGTCAATGGAATGAGGATTTTGCTGTTCAGAGTGCTTCACTCAAGCAAGATGTTCTCAATACTATTGTAGGCAATCCTAATACTAATTTCACAGCACACGTGAAGCGGGCGGCACGGGACAGCTTTTTTCGTTATGGCATCATAGAAGTCGGATATGCTGCTGATTGGCGAAATCCACAAAAATCGGAACCTCATTTAAAAAGTTGGGACGATCCTGACACGGATGCTCCATACGATCGAGTGATCGACGATAATGAGGTTCCGGTAAATGAGCGATTTTACATAAAACGAATTCCGCCAAAACGATTTCGTGTTTCAGTAAGTGAATCGGCTGATCTGAACGATCATGAATGGTGTGGTTACTTTGACTACTATTATACAACTACTTTAATGAAAACTAAAGGTATTACTTGGCCTGACGATTATAAAGGTGGTTCCTACATTAGTGCTGAATATGCTCATGGATTCGTGGGTGCAGATCGTACTGATGTAGTGAAACAGATGTATACGTCGGGTGAGATCTCACGTGTTTGGAACATTTGGGATCTTGTAGCTAAGAAGCGTTTACTTTTACTTGATGATAATAGAATGAGTCTTTTATGGTCTGGTCCTATGGATCGACTTCCTCTTATTGATATTAGATGGGATGAAGAATCTGATCAGTTCTATCCTATTCCTCCGTGCTTTCAGTGGTTAAGTCCACAGGATGAAATCAATGAAGCGAGAGAACAAACGCGTTCTTATCGTCGTCGTTTCACAAGAAAGTTTCAATCTGTTAAAGGAAATGTTGACGAAGAGGAAAAAGAGAAGTTCGCGGCTGGACCAGACGGTATCATTATCGAAGTTAAACAGCTTGATGCTATCCAACCCATCAACAATCCTGAACAGGGTCCGACGGCCGAAAATGCCTTAGTTGTAGCTAAGGATGATTTTAATATTATATCGGGAACTAGTGCTGAGGCTCGCGGACAGAATTCGGATCGTGAAACTGCAACACAAGCAAAACTTGTAGATGTACGTTCGCAGATTCGTGAAAGTGCTGAACAGTTAGACTTTTCGTGTTTTCTTACAAAAGTTGGTCGTGAGTTACTTGTACAGGCTCAAGAGAAGCTAGTAGAAGGTTTGTGGATCAAATATACTGATAACCCGCCTGATATTCAAGCGAGTGGTCAATTTCCTCCTAATCTTCCAATTTACAAATATATAACAAGTCAACAGCTCGATGATGGTTATGATTATGAAGTTGAATTTGACGTGCAGAATGCTACGCCGGCAGCTATGCAAGCTGCACAAAGTAGTTTTGTTAACTTCTTAGCTTTACTTCAAAATCCTACTGTGATGATGAGTCCTGCGATGATACGGGAAGCCGCATATCGTGTTGGTTATAGAAATGAAGCAATCATCAAACAAGCACAACAGGTTGCTTTATTTCAAGCAAAAATGCAAGCGCAACAAGTTGCACAGCAGGGACAAGAAGGTAATAATGCTCAAAATAGTGCTAAGACTCGAACTGCTCAGATGCAGACTCCTGGTTTAGATCAAATCCAAAATCAGCTTAACAATCAGGTACAATGAATCCAGAATGGGCGGTTGTCATCATGATGGGGCTTCAGATGTTAGGATTGCTTATTTTCAGTTATACGCTGTCCAAATGGAAACTTGATATTATCAGCGCCATAGATACATTAAAAGAATGGTCAGACGGTAGATTCGTTAATAAAGATCTTTGTAAAATCATTCATAAAAAATCTGTCTCAATGGACTAAAAAATGCCTCCTACTCTGACTTCTGCTATCGAAAATGCAGTAAAGACAACTCCGCTGCCGCAGGATTTGACTCAAGTACCTCCGACAGAGGAAACTACTGAACAGCCGGCGGCTGAACCCGTCGTTGAAGAAACTACGCAAATTGAAGATCCTGCTGAAGCACTTGAAATACAGCAGGGACTTCAACTTCTACGTGCTTTTAAAGATCCTGCACAAGCGGCCATTATGATTGATGCAATGGCACGTCAGGCGGGATATGTTAAAACTGATATTCAAACAAAACAGGATGTTAAGGAAGCGGCGTCTGACATCCAACAGATTTTTGAACAGGAGCTTGGGGAAGAGTTTAAGTTTCTTGCTCCCAAGTTCTCGAAAGCTATTAATAGAGTTTTAGAAACTACTCGTCAGGAAAATGTTAATAGTGACACGGCTGATTTGCGAGAACGTTTGAATCGCCGTGAAATGGAAGAGATCAGTAATGAAGCTGCTAATACTCATGTAGCTATCTCTCAAGAATATTTTGGTACTGATGATATGCCTGCAAATGTAATTCAGGCAATGAGTCAGGCAATGGATCAGTTTCCTCCAACTGACCCAAGTATGAAACCAAGCACTTACTATCGTAAGATCTTTTCACTCGTAGCGGGTGAAATGGGTCTTACTAAAAAGTCAACTTCACGCGGAGAGCGTACTACGCGAAATGCGTCAGACGTTCCTGCAAAACTTTCACAACAAAACCGCGGAGTAGCTCCCACACTGGGAACTGCAAGAAAAATGTCGCTCGACGCTTCCATACGTGACGCTTTAGCGAAAGTTGAAGCTACACGTTAAAAGAAAGTAGTTTTGTAAATGGCTCTTACTTTTGGGACGCAAACGGCGCCCAACAATATTACGACTTATCTTGATAGCGTATTTGCGACTAGTTTGGCTAATTATCGCAAAACTCTGATTGATAACATCGGAGCTACAAACGCTATTTTGTATGATCTTATCAAAGGTGAATCTTATGAAGAAGCAGATGGCGGAACGTACATTGCTGAAGAGCTAATGTATGGATTGGCACCTGCTGATTCTTATGATGGTTATGATGATTTGTCTACTCAGCCAACTGATGGAATCACTCAAGCTCAGTTTGAGTGGCGTCAAATTGCATCTCCAGTAGCTTATAATACTAAGGAAGTTATTCAGAATCAGCATCGTATTATTAATTTGGTTAAAGCTCGTATTCAGCAGTCTGAGCTTGGTATTCAAGAAAACTGGGCGCAGGCATTTATGTGGGGTGCTGGAACTAGCTATCTCACCACTCCGCGTACTTCGCCTGTTAATGGTTCTTATCACGTTGAGCCATTGCCTAAGCTTGTTTCTTACAATACGTCTGGTACTGATTTCATTGGTGGTGCTACTGCAAGTGGTACTGCTGTTACTGTTGGTTCTATTCCTGAAAGTTCTAATACCTGGTGGCAGAATCACTTTGGCGTGAGCGCCGCTTCTACTTATACTGGTTTTATGTATGAATTGGAAAGTCTCTATAATATCTGTGCGTTGGGTACGGGCGGTCCGCCCACTCATATGTTGTTAGATCAGAAAACCTATCAGAACTTTGTACACGCGTACTTTGCAGTGTATAAGGCTAATGCTGATATGGTTGACAATGATTATCCTTTTGTAGCTAAGAAGTTCTTGAATGCTAAAGTTATTATGGATGATAAGGTTCCTGACGTTTATAGCAATATTGCACCTACTCTTGTTGGTGGTATTGGTCTACCCAGTTCACTGACTTATGGTACGTGCTATGCTATTAATGATAAATTCTTTAAGATTCGGTATCATCCGGATCGCAATTGGGAAATGCTTAAAGATGAGAATGGTAATACTTTTGCTAAACCTATCAATGGTGATTCCCGCGTGGGTCACGTTGGTTGGATGGGTAATGTTACTACTAATAATAGACGTAAACAGGGCGTGATTGGTAAACTTGCACGCACCTATTCGAGCTAATTAGGAGAATAACAATGAGAACTAAATTCATTGAATCGAACAAGCCCGATAAATATATTCATATGGTTCGTAATGTGGATACGGGTTCCGTAACTTCCATTACAACCGTTAGTAATTCCATTCCTATGGGAACTCCTGTTATTCTTAATGTTGGAGCAACTCCTGGTCCATCTACTTATCAAAACGGCCTACCAGCCGGTTTTGAAGATGGTTTGCAGGTTGTTCTCCCTGTTACTGCTGCTAATACTGGGCAGGGTTTGGGTACTTTTGCTCTAAATAATCTTCACTATGGTGTTGCGATTGCTAATATCCCTTATGGTCAACTTGGCGAAGTTATGGTACATGGAGTATTTCCATATGCCATTCTTGTGCGTGCGACTCGTTCCGCGAGTTCTGCAAGTTGGTCGTCTAGTCAGAGTTATAGTGGTTGGCAATATCTTTCTGTTGATTCTATCAATAATGCTTATACGACTTATGCAAGTGCGGCGGCAGCTACCAGTAATGCTACTTTGCCGGTAACTACTCCTATTCCTATTTTCTTGTTAGATAGTGTGGCCTCTATGGCTGCATCTGCAACTGCAACGTCTGATACTCGTACTGCGATTACGTTAGCGGTACGTGTGTTTATTCGTGAAATGTAACTGATAGTTTTACAGAAGGAAAGGGGCAGTTCTTTACTAAGGGCTGCCCCACTAAAACGTCATGGCAGAGAAGATTATCGTTGTTGGAACAAATGCTCTAACAGAAGTTCAATGGCCTGCTTATACAAACCACTGCCAATTCTGGTTTCGCTTAGGTCGGTCATATCCAGATTATAGGTTTATTTTTTCATGTCCTCCACGCATGTCGATAGATCGAATGCGGAACATGACTGCTAAAGTTGCTATTG